GTATGCAATTCGATAGAGGTTATAAATCACCTTACTTTGTTACGGATAATAATAGCATGAGTACAAGTATTCAAGACGCTTTGATTTTGATTGCTGACAAAAAGTTTACTCAAGTAAAAGAATTGTTGCCTATTTTGGAAGCAGTATCAGCACAAAATAAATCACTGTTAGTTATTGCTGAAGATATTGAAGGTGAAGCACTTGCTACTTTGATTGTAAACAAAGCTCGTGGTATTTTGAAAGTTGTAGCTGTTAAAGCTCCTGATTTTGGTGATCGTCGTAAATTGTTACTTGAAGATATTGCTATTATGACTGGTGGTCAAGTATTCAGCACAGAAAAAGGTATGAAACTTGATAAATTTGATTGGAAATGGTTTGGTGAAGCTAGAGTAGTTACTGTAAACAAAGACAATACAACTATTGTTGATGGTAAAGGTGATGCAGATGCAATTAAATCACGTATTGAAGAATTACAATCTCAGATTGAAAAATCAACCTCACCATATGAAAAAGAAAAATTGCAAGAACGTTTAGCTAAATTTATTGGTGGTGTAGCAATTGTACACGTAGGTGGATTTACTGAATCTGAAATGCGTGAGAAAAAAGACCGTGTTGATGATGCACTTCAAGCTACTAAAGCAGCCTTAGAAGAAGGAATCGTACCAGGTGGTGGATCTGTATTGTTACATGCTCGTACAAATATTAATGTAAGTGATATTGGTTCACAAATTGTTTACAATGCTTGTGCTGCTCCGTTTAAGAAAATTTTATCAAACGCTGGTTACGAGCAAGAAGATATTTACAATTCTATCAATGCTGTAACAGGAGGTGATTATTGGTATGGTTGGGATTTGAAAGCAGAAGATTTTGTTGATATGAGAGAAGCAGGTATTATTGATCCAGCTAAAGTAACTCGTATAGCACTTGAAAATGCAGCATCCGTTGCTGGTACTATCCTATTGACAGAAGCTGTTGTAGTTGATAAACCAGAAGAAAAGAAAGAATCTGATGCCAACTTTGGTGGCATGGGAGGAATGTTTTAAGTTTTAGATTAATTAAATGAGAGACGCAGTAGACTTTTTAGGAAAAACAATAATCATAGAAAAAACAAATTACATAATTGAAAAAATGTATTTTATCCCCAATGCAGTATCTAAAGAACATTATTTGTACTTTGAATTACAAAAAGAGGGTGGGATTTTTGTAAATTATTCCTATTATAGTCTACTGCCTTATCTTAAAGAACAAATTAGGTTATGAAACAAAAAGTAGAAAAAAATATTAAAATTGCTGATAGAGTTCCTCCTGGAGATAGATGGCAACTTCTTAATGGTGGAAAGATTCATGATTCATTAACTGAAGCATTAAATGCTTGGTATCAACAAGCAACTGTTAAACCTCAAGCATTTAGACTTGAACCTATAAAAGGAAATTTGTATATTATCACCACAGAGGATGTAGAAATTATTCCTGAACCACCTAAACAATTTGATTTATACGGAGAATATGAGTAAAAAAGAACATACATTATGGGTTGAAAAATATCGTTCCCAAGTATTAGAAGATTATGTCGGTAATGAAAACATCAAAAAATCTATACAGCAATATCTAAGTCAAAATGACATTCAAAATTTTATTTTCTATGGTCCAGCTGGCACTGGTAAAACTACTCTTGCTAAGCTTATCGTTAATAATCTTAACTGCGATTATATCTATATTAACGCTTCCGATGAGCGCGGTATTGAAACTATTAGAGATAAGGTACAAGGTTTCGCGTCTGTTAATTCTTTTAAGCCACTCAAAGTTATCATCTTGGATGAGGCTGATTTCCTTACTATACAAGCTCAGGCGTCGTTAAGAAATATTATTGAAACATTCTCACGTACTACAAGATTTATTTTAACTTGTAATTATGTTGAACGTATTATTGATCCCCTTCAATCACGTTGTCAAGTACTTAAAATTGTTCCACCTACAAAAACAGATGTAGCAAAACACGTAGCTGGTATTTTAGAGAAAGAAGAAGCCGAATATGAAATCAATGATTTAAAATCTGTTGTAAATCAATTTTATCCTGACCTTCGTAAAATACTTAACACATTACAATTAAGTAATCACGATGGTAAAATTACAATGGATAAATCATTACTTGTATCTAATAGCTATATGACTCAAGTTGTAAAAGAATTACAAGCAAAATCACCTAATTGGAGAACAATCAGACAAATTATTGCTGACGCCAATGTAAATGATTTTGAAGAACTGTATAGATACCTGTATGATAACGCGAGTGATTATGCTTCTGGCAATGAGGGTATGGTTGCAATTTACATTAATGAATACACGTATCAATCAAATTTTAGAATTGATAAAGAGATTTGTACTATGGCTCTAATTAGCCGATTAATCGAATTAACAAAACCCCAACTTATAAAATGATGGACTTAATTTCAACTCATCCTGTTAAAAAACTTGATTTAGGATTTCATGGAAATTTATTTGGTGGAAAATTATTAAGTTGGATAGATGCAGCCATTGCAGCATATGCAATGGAACGTTGTCATAGTAAAAACATGATTACAATAGCTATTGATAAGTGTGTGTTTGAAAAACCTGCTAAAGAAGGACAATTAGTAAAAATATATGCTAGTATGTCTAAAATAGGAAATACATCTGCTACTTTTGATGTTGAAGCTAGAACATACAATGTTTTTAGAGGTGATGAATCTCTTGTTTTAAAAACTAATATGACTTTTGTTAGAGTAGATGATGAAGGTGTTCCAATTCCAATTTCAGAACAAGTAAAAAGATTATTTAAAGTACCCGAATCAAAGTTATGAAACATTTCATAGTTTATCTTTTAACTTGGATATCAAGTAATTTGTCTATACCTTTTTGGATGGTAGGACATGTTCACTTAACTATGAATGTGTATAAAGACGTCTATGAAATATTATCTTCATTAGGAATGAATATTATAGTAGCAATTGGATTTTATTTAGATTATAAAAAATATAAAAATGAACAAACAACAACCACAAAGTCTTAATATTGATATTAAGAACACGACCTCAGTTACCTCACCAGAAGGTAATAAAGTATTTGCTGAAGGTGTAATCCTTCGTAAAGTATCTAGATTTGTAACAGGTACCCAAGAAGACGGGATCATCCCAGTTCCTGTATTTTTTGATGTAAAAACAGGAAAAGTATTAGTAGAATTATTGCCTAAAGAATTAAGAGATGAGTTCAGCAATGACGATATTTAATTGGTTAGAACAAATTACTTACGATAAAAAAAACTGGGAAGAATTTACAGAAGATCAACAATCTTCGTTTAATCCTTACATGATTCATAGATTTCTTAGTATGTATGAGGGATATATTGATATAACAAATGTTGTACAAATATTTCCTTATACTGAGAAAAAAGCTATATATAACACTTACAAATCTATGATACCAAAAAAGAAAATGTTTTTAAAATATGTTAAATCATCTCGTAAAAAAACACCAGATGTATTATTAAATCATATTTCACAACATTTTTCTATATCACTTGGAGAAGCAGAAGATTATACATATATTCTACGGAAAGAAGGTGTACATGATATACTTGAACGAAGAGGTGTTAACGAGAAAGAAATTAAAAAATTATTAAAAGAATTAGTTATATGACAAAAAATTCAGACTTTGTGGTAGATCCAACATTTATTGAAATAACCACAGATCCAACAGGTACTAAAAAAGCAGTAGCTGATTTTGAAAAAACTTATCCAACGTTAGCTAAAGAATGGAAAGAAGTTCAACAAGAACAATATGAATTATTCGCTAAGAAAATGTTAGATTATGGTTTAGGAAACATTGCATTAGGTACTAACCTTGAAGAGCCTGAAGATATAAAGTTATCTATAACAGGTATTTGGCTTCGTTGTAATGATAAAATCAATCGTTTAAAAAATCTTATTAAACGTGATGGTAAAAATTATGTTGAAGGTGAAGCTATGATTGATAGTTTTATAGATATTGCTAATTACGGAATTATTGCCCAGTTAATAATAAAGGGTAAATGGAAGAAATAAAATGAGTAGGATTATTACTATAAATCATATCATAAAAAAATATGATTTTAATAAATACCTAGAAATAGGAATCAGATTTCCAAATGACTGTTTTAACCACATCGAATGTGAATCTAAAGATTCGGTTGACCCTGGGTATGAAAATAGTAATAATCCTGCAATTTATCCTTATACCTCAGATTCATTTTTTAATCTATTAGAAACAAATCAATTAAATAAACCTAGTGATTATAAATGGGATGTTATTTTTATTGATGGCCTTCACATTTCACATCAAGTAGAAAAAGACATTTTAAACTCATTAAACCATCTATCAGAAAATGGAGTAATAGTTTTACATGATTGTAATCCTCCTAGTATTGATCGCGCAGTAGAAGATTTTTGGGGTCAACCTTGGAATGGAACTGTTTGGAAAGCAATTTATAAACTTAGATGTAGTAAATCCGATATAAACATTTGTGTTTTAGATTGGGATGAAGGTGTAGGTATTATAAGAAAAGGTAATCAAAAATTACATAGTTTTAACAACCCCTATTTTGAATATAGGTTATTTGCAAAAGAAAGAAATCAAGCCTTAAATTTAATATCTCCACAAGATTTAGATTTATGGTTAGATAACCCGTTTTATGTCTAAAAAATACTATAAATTATAAAATAAATATGAAAGATCAAATACAGTTATTTAAAGTGCATATGGCACCAACAGCTGCTGACGAAGTTGCTAAAATTCTTAATAGTGGTTATATAGGTCAAGGACCTAAAGTTGATGAATTTGAAGATCAACTTAAAGACTACTTTAATCATGATTTTGTCCAAACAGTAAACTCAGGTACTTCTGCTCTCCATATGGCTTTACATTTATTAAAAAAACCAAATAATAAATGGCCTGGTATTCAAGAAGGTGATGAAATATTAGCTACTGCTTTAACTTGCACTGCATCTAATTTTCCAATTTTAGCTAATGGGTTAAAAATTAAATGGGTAGATATTGATCCTACTACACTTAATATGGATTTAAACGATTTAGCACGTAAAATAACTCCAACAACCAAAGCTATTATTTTAGTCCATTGGGGTGGTTATCCTAGTGATTTAGATAGAGTTAAACAAATTCAACAAAAATCAGAAGAACTTTACGGATTTAAACCAGCAGTTATTGAAGATGGAGCACATTCATTTGGTTCCAAATATAAAGGAAAAAATATTGGAACTCATGGTAATCTAACTATGTATTCACTTCAAGCTATTAAACATATTACTTCTATTGATGGTGGTTTACTTTTAAGCCCACATCAGGAATTACATAGGAGAGGAAAATTAATTCGATGGTATGGAATTGATAGAGATAGTAATAGAAAAGATTTTAGATGTGAAGCTGACATTGAAGAATGGGGTTTTAAATTCCATATGAATGATATCTGCGCTACAGTAGGAATTGAAAATTTAAAGCATGCTGATGAAATTATTAAAAAACATCAATCAAATGCTGCTTATTATGATAAACATTTAAAAAATATTAAAGGTGTTACTTTACTAGATAGACACGAAGGACATGAATCAGCATTTTGGATTTATTCTATGTTAGTTGATGATCGAGATGGTTTTTATAAATGGATGAAAGAATGTAATATTGTTGTTTCTCAAGTTCACGAACGAAATGATAAACATACTTCTGTTCAAGAATTTAAAACCCAACTTCCTACTTTAGACAAAACTATTGGAAAAATTGTTTCGATTCCTGTTGGATGGTGGGTAACTAATGAACAAAGAGAATATATTGTTGATTGTATTAAAAAAGGATGGTAACACTAAGACCACTACTCATTACAGATTTACCTTTTTTATTAGAGGTAAGAAACCATGAATCTACTAAAATAAATTTAGAAAATGATTCAACATTTACTTTAAATGAATGTGAAAAATGGTTTGGAAATCTAAAATCCCCTTGGTATATTGTTAAAGTAAATACAGAAAAAGTAGGATATTTTAGAACTAATGGAGATGAAGTAGGTTGTGATATTCATCCTAATTACAGAAGAAAAGGATATGCTAAAATAGCTTATGAAATTTATCTTAAAGATAAAAAATATGCTAGTTTATGGGTATTTGATGATAACTTTGCTAAACAGTTATATTTAAATTTAGGTTTTAAAGCAACAGAAAATAATAAGTTCGTTAGAGAACGTTTATATATTGAAATGGAATATTTTGGCTAAAAAGAAAAAAATACCACAAGTTGTAAAACAAATACAAAAGCAACCACTACGAGAAATAAATTACGCTTCTGAAAAAGCAATATCTTATAGTCAATTTTCAGTATTTGCTCATTGTCCACGTAAATGGAGTTTACAGTATAGAGACGGTCACTACACGTCTGAATCATCGATTCACATGACATTTGGGACGGCGTTGCATGAAACTTTACAGCATTATATAACAACTATATACAACGTTAGTGGAGCAGCTGCTGACCGAATTAACCTAGAAGAGTATTTTTATGATAAATTAGGTGAAGTTTATAGGAAAGATCTTAAATCAAATAAAAATATTCATTTTACCAACCCAGAAGAACTAAATGAGTTTTATGAGGATGGACTTGAAATAATTAGGTATATTAAGAAAAAACGAAATGGTTATTTTGGTAAAAGAGGATGGCATTTAATTGGATGTGAAGTACCTCTTATGGTTAATCCAAATCCTCAATATCCCAATATTTTATATAAAGGATATTTAGATTTAGTGTTATACCATGAAGGTACTAATAAATTCAAAATATTTGATATCAAAACATCTACTAGAGGTTGGGGTGATAAAGAGAAAAAAGATGAAATTAAACAATATCAACTTATACTCTATAAAAAATTCTTCGCTCAACAATTTAATGTTCCTATTGACGATATTGAAATTGAATTCTTTATTGTAAAACGTAAAGTTTGGGAACAATCAGAATTCCCAATATCTAGAATACAAGAATTTAGACCAGCATCTGGTAAAGTTAAATTAAACAAAGCATATACAGCTATTAATGATTTTGTTGGCATAGCATTCAATCCAAACGGAACACATAATAACAAAATACATCTACCTAACCCATCAGCCCATAATTGTAAATTTTGTCCATTTAAAGACAATAAAGAACTTTGTGATAAAGGATTATGAAAGAAATAGTATTAATATCTGCTTACACCCCAGATCTAAAAAGACAAGATGATCTTAGGAGTTTAGTTATGTCTTTAAAAGATTTTAACTACAGAGTTTGTTTAGTTACTCATATTTCTACACCTCAAGATATAATAGATAGATGTGATTATTTTTTATATGATAAAGAAAATGAAGTTCTTTACAACCCAGAAATAAAATATTGGTATGACCACAATTTAAAAGATATTTCATTTAAATTTGTTGATTATACTGCTATATCAACTCATATGCTTCCTGTTTTTAGAATGTATTTAGGTGGATTAATCTATTTAAAATCATTAGGTGAAGAAATAGTTCATATGATTGAATACGACACTATTGTAAAAAATAAAGAAATGTGGGATCGAAATGTAGAAATACTGAAAGAAAAAGATGCTGTATTTTATTCATTTCCTAGATTTTATGAAAATAATAATTTAGTTTGTGTTTATGGTTTTCAAAGTGTTAATGTAAAAAACATACCATATGATTTATTATCATTTTCCCAACCAGAATTAAAAACTCAATATTTAAATTATTATCAATCATTGAAACTTCCTGTATTTGAGAGAATGATTTTTGATAATGTTTGGAGTAAATTGAATTATCATGTTTTTGAATTAAACTCTGAAGATGATTTAGAACAATCATTTACAACTAATACTATTAGAGTAAAATCTAATTTCCCTCCTACTAATGTTCATTTTTTTGAAAATAGGCTTCATGTTTTTAGTTGTAATAATACTGAAGACCCATTTAATTTAGATGTTATAATTAATAAAAAACATAACATTAATACAATAATAAACCCAAGTATGTGGTATTGGTATCCTTTAAACTTTGATAACATTGAACATATTAAAATACTTATAAATAATAAATTATTAAAAGAATTAGATTTAAACATTGAAGAAGATAAAGATTGGATATTTAAATACTCTTTAGTTAAGAGATTATAATTTTAAGGAATCCCTATATATTTATATATAACAAATAATAATAAAAGCTATGGAAAAAAAAGATATGACGTTAACAAGCGTAAAAGTAAAAAGCGACTTGTTCGACAGTTTTAAAATTGCTTGTGTAAAATACAAATTTTCACTACAAAAGCTTGCCGATCGTACAATTCATTTGTACCTTACTGATGACGATTTTAGGAAAAAAGTACATAATCACAACAATTTAGACATTAAAGATTAAAAAACAAAAATAAATTAGTTACATGAATAATAGTTTTAAATATCTGCCACCAGAGCAGCGTAAAAAAATTCTACTCATCTGTGATGACATTAGAGTCCATTCAGGTGTAGCAACAGTAGGAAGAGAAGTAGTAATTCAAACAGCTCAACATTTTAATTGGGTAAATCTTGGAGGAGCTATTAAACATCCAGATGAAGGTAAACGTTTAGATTTATCTCAATCAACAAATGAAACAACAGGTTTAACAGATTCATCAGTAATGATGTATCCTGTAAATGATTATGGTAATCCTGATATTTTAAGGAATATTATTAAATTTGAAAAACCAGATGCAATCATGTTGATTACTGATCCTCGTTATTTTATTTGGTTATTTGCTATGGAAAACGAAATTCGCAAATCAATTCCAATTACTTATTTAAATATTTGGGATGATTATCCAGCACCGTTATATAATAAACCTTATTATGAGGCATGTGATTTATTAATGGGTATTTCTAAACAAACTGTAAACATTAATAGACTAGTATTAGACGATAAAGCTGATAATAAAATTATTAAATATGTTCCTCATGGATTAAATCATAAATTAGTAAGTCCTATTGATGAAAACCATGAAAAATGGAATGAACTACAGGAATTTAAAAAACAGTTATTTAGTGGAAAAGAATATGATTTTGTTTTATTTTTTAATTCAAGAAATATTCGCCGCAAACAAATCCCAGATATGATGTTAGCTTATAGACATTTTATTGATCAATTACCCATTGAACAAGCTAAAAAATGTTGCTTATTACTTCATACTGAATTAGTAAATGAACATGGAACTGATCTTCCAGCTGTACAAGAATTATTATTAAACGGTGAACAATATAATGTTGTTTTTACAAACCAAATATTTAATAATTATCAAATGAATTTACTTTACAATAGTACAGATTGTCAAATTCAGTTAACATCAAATGAAGGATGGGGATTAAGTTTAACAGAAGCATTATTAGCAGGAAAACCAATTATTGCTAATGTAACAGGTGGTATGCAAGATCAAATGCGTTTTGAATTTGAAGATGGTACTTGGA